TATTGAAGGAGCAATGCGTTCAATCGATAGACATTACAAACTATATAAAAAACTAAAAAATGCTGATTAGAGATTATCGTGCCTTACTTAAGTATGGCGATATAAAAAAGATTTGTGAGGTAACAGGCTATTCACCCTACCTAATAAAAACTCGTTTAGCTAAGGCTGATGAGGAGATGATAGAGGTTATAGAGGCTTACTATAGCAAGAAAATTGAACAACTTAAAAACTCTATCTATGAACATCAAGAATAAAATGGACTACTGGGCTATACCTTCTATTCGTAAGACAAAGCTCAACCCAAGACAAAGAGAAGCTATTGCTAATGAGATTATAGCCAAGGTCTGTACCTATTACAACATCACTAATGAAGAGATTAGAGGTAAAAAAAGATACAGAACGATTGTAACTGCTAGACATATGTCTATGTTTCTAATAAGAACTAGACTTAAGTTAAAGCTTAAATCTATTGGCGATTTGTTTGGCCGTGACCATAGTACTGTCATGCACGGCATAGCATCTATACAGGATCAATCCGATGTGGATGAGTTAGTTAGTACTGACATAGAAAACCTTATCAATATTTTATAAATCAAAACACCAAAAACTATGAGTGATTTTTCAAAATGGGATGAGCAGGAACAAAGATTGTTTATTGCTAAAATCATCCACAACATCAACTATTCACAAAACAATTTAGTCCTAATGAAAGCTTTAGTAGAGTTATGGGATACTTATCCAGTTCGTGAAGCGTTATTCTTTACACAAAATTTAATCAACCAAAAAACCCTACAAAATGGAAATTCAATTAACTAATCCTTCGTATGAATTAATAAACAAGGATTCTATGCTTAAACTATCTACTGAATTATCTCAGTTGATAAAAGAAAAAGGACTCTCAAGTAATATACAAGGTAAACAATTCGTTAATGTTGAAGGTTGGCAATTTGCTGGTGCTTCACTTGGATTAATGCCTATTATCACATCTACTCAAGATTTATCTAATGAAACATCTATTAAATATATGGCGACTTGTGAAGTTCGCAATATTACTACTGGTACAGTTGTTGCTACTGGTATTGCTCTTTGTTCCAATGCCGAGAAAACGAAGAGATACTTTGACGAGTATGCTATTCTCAGTATGGCTCAAACAAGAGCGATTGGTAAGGCGTATCGTAATCTATTGGCCTGGTTAATGAAGGCTGCTGGATTCGAGGCGACACCTGCCGAAGAGATGGACTTTGCAGATGCGAAAGCAGATGCTAGGGCTAAAGAGGAAACACCTACCAAAAAACCTAAAGTAGTTGAGGTGGTAGCAGAGGAAATACCTGTCGAGGTAGATAGAGAGCAGCTTGTTAAAGATATAGCTGCTATAACTAGGATGAAAGATTTAACAGAAGTATTTTTTTCACACAAGAGCTACATAGAGAATGATATATATCTAATGGACTTAATGAAGTCTAAAAAAGAATCGTTAACAACTAAAAAGAAATAACATGAGTAATTTACTACCATCTATTGAATTAAATTCAATAACACCATCCAAATTTAGCATAGAATTACTTAAGCAAGTAGTTGTATCACATTTCAGAGAAACAGGCGAGAATCCACTTGAAATGCTCGTTAAAGCAGAAGCATTAGTTCAGTTGTTAGAAGGAATTAGAGCTGAATTAAAAGAAGATGTTATCAGTCAGTTAGACTTGCATCCTCAAGGCAAGGCAATCGTTCTTGATGCTGAGATTAGCAGAATAGAATCAGGAGTTAAGTATGCCTATGATGGTGACCATACATGGCTTAAGTATAACCAAGAGCTTGAGGCTATTAAGTTTAAGCAAAAGGAAAGAGAGTCATTGCTTAAGACTATTAAAGAGCCATTGGTTGATCCTGAAACTGGAGAGATGATTTATCCTGCTCCAAAGTTTAGTACAACTACTTTCAAAATATCATTAAAGAAGTAATATGAAAAATTTATTAGAAAAATTACAAGAAAAATATCCTGAATATTTTATTCAAGAGATAAGCGAAAAAGATTTAATACCTGATGGGAAGGAGCAGTTTATTAGCATTAATATTACACCGCATATTAAGGAAGACGGTAGTATCGCTTATAAGCTAAGAAGAAAGTCAAAAGACAATGTTTTTATATATACAAATTGGTGTAAAGATTCAGAAACATTAGTAAATAATTTATTAAATGATTTACTATGAAAGCATTAGGGTTTATTAAAATCTTTTTTATAGCAGTACCAATAGCGGTGCTGCTATTAATAAGCTGTGAAATTTATTTTAAAATCAAATCAATAAAACGACTATTTTGATACTACAATTAGAACAAACAATAGATGTTTTAACACCACTAGGCTATGGCAAAGCAATCGCATGGATTGATTACGGAACTGATACTAACACCATATGGAAAGTGGTGTGTTACGATACAGGAAGAGTGCGTAACTTTTACGATGATGACATACTCGTTTACCCAAATGAAATGGATGGCGGTAAGGTAGATGAGAATTATTTTTCTAAAAGAGAGTTCCATGAAACAAACCAATCATTTATCAAGGGCCTAAAAAACCATTTTAAACCGAAACCAGATGCCGAATGAGATTAAAGGATTAGAGAACTCAATACCAATTAGAATGGTTTATACTGACACCATGGAAGAGGTGCTATTTAAGTCGGCAGCAGCGGCTAGTCGTAAGACTAAGATAGCATCTCAAGTGATCCGTGAATCGCTTAATCCTGTTGCTCGTAAGCGTTTTATAGTGGATAACAGGAGAGTAGTTTTTAGGATATCTAAGGAAGTTTAGTATATTTGTCATGAGTGTTGCAGACTCATTAAGAACTTATTGCCCTTGATACGAACCCCTAACTGCAACCTAGGGGGAACTTGATGGGGCTTTTTTATTTTATGAATACTGGAAGGATTGAAAAACAAGAAGTAGAAGATAACTACGCTAAACTCCCAAATGACATTTGTCAATCAAAGGATTTATCACTAGAGCAAAAAGGATTAATGGCTTTTCTTTTAAGCTTACCAAAGGATTGGGTTGTTTATAAGGATAACCTACATGAGTTGTTAGGGGATAAAAAAAATAAAGTTGATTTAGCTTTTAAGGGATTACAAAAAGCAGGTTATATTTTATCATACAAAGTAGTTAACGAGAAAGGGCATTTTAAAGGATGGAATCATATTGTATATGCAATTCCTGCTTTAGCTAACCGACCTCAAGAAAAGCCGACCTCGGTTTTATCCGACATCGGGAAAACTACCCCTATACAAAGAAACAATCCTGTATTAGATAATATATCTTATACAAAGAAGAAGTTTATAGCACCTGCTTTAGAGGAAGTTATTTTGTATTTTAAAGAGAATGGATATAAGGATGATGTAGCTAGAAGAGCTTACAATTTTTATAGTACCGCAGATTGGCAAGATACTCAAGGTAAGCCTGTAAAGAACTGGAAACAAAAGATGATTGGAGTTTGGTTTAAGGATGAAAACAAAATTTCACAACAAGTAAAAATCAGAGTTAAATAATGCAAGTCATAGACCTACCTAAAAACACAGAGATTGAACGCAATATCCTAGGCTCGTTATTAATCGACAAAAAATCTTTGTCATTAGTAATCAACTACTTAAAAGAGGATATATTCTACGACTATAAGCATAAGCTTGTATTCAGAACGATTAGAGAAATGTACGATAAGAATATCCCAATAGATATTACTACACTCTACCAACGCATCGTAGATGCTAAACAAACGGATCAAGTAAATGCCTACTACCTTTCTGAGTTAACTAAAGATGTGGTATCAACTGCTCACCTAGAAGCCCATATAGAGTTAATAATAGAGCTTTATAAGCGTAGAATGTTGGTGGTGCTGGGTGGAGAGCTTGTGGTTGGGGCGACTAATGGCGAGGAAGGAACAATAGACTTTATGGCTGAGGTATCCAAAAAACTTATTCAGCTACAAGAGTTTGGGAATATCTACGAGAAGATGATGGAAGATATTATTTTATCAATCAATTATTCTCGTGATATGGCTCAAAAAGGTGGTTTATTGGGCTATAACACAGGCTTTAATGAGCTAAATAATACCCTATGCGGATGGGTAAAGCCTGACCTAGTAATCGTAGCTGCAAGACCAGGGATGGGTAAGACTGCCTTTATGCTTTCTAGTATCTACCAACTAGCTTGTTTAGATAGCGTTCCTTTGGCTGTTTTTAGCCTTGAAATGAGCTCCGAACAGTTAGTTGAAAGGTTAGAGTCAATCGGATCACAACTGCCCTTAAAATGGCTTAGAATGAATACTTTGGATGCTACACAAAGAAAGGTTTTATTAAAGACAGATGACTTACTATTAACTTCCCCCATACATATTGAAGATATGGGCGGTATAAGTGTAACCCAACTCCGAGCAAAAGCCACCATCTTAAAGCAAAAGTATGGAATCAAGGTAATCTTTATCGACTACCTCCAACTTATGAGTGGTACAGGCAAATCAAACCAAAACAGGGAACAAGAGGTTAGCTACATAAGTAGAAGCCTAAAAGCCCTTGCTAAAGAGTTGGAAGTACCTATTATCGCCCTATCTCAATTATCTCGTAGGGTAGAAGAACGAGGAGATAAGATGCCTCAGTTATCCGATTTAAGGGAATCAGGTTCTATTGAACAAGATGCTGATGCAGTTATTATGCTTATGCGACCACATTACTACGAGATGACAGAAGCTATCGAGATTGGTGGTAAAGAATATTCTCCTAGCGATTTAGTAGTTTGTAAGGTTGAGAAGAATCGCCACGGATCAACCAAAAATATCGCATTAAGATTTTTACCTGAAACAATGAAATTTGAAGACTATGAGTAACGAAACATTTATACCAATGCAAGATGTGATTTATAGAATAAATACGCATCCAGACTTAACACCTAAAGACAAGAAAGAGTTTGCCCATATTACCAATAGCTTGTATATGTCAGATAAGGGTAAAGAGAAAATACTTAAACCAACATTAACTAACCAACAAAGAAACAAATTAAAATGAAACAAGTATATGTAAGTAATAATTGGGGTGAAGGGCTAGAGCATGACTACGACATAAAGTATGAAGATGATAAGACAATATGTTTATATTCTAACAATAGCGAATGGGCTGATTATCTACAAGGCCAAGAAGCAGGATCAATTAAAGATATGGGTGATGAATTTTTAATTAAGCTTGGTGAACAAAAGATGAAGCTAGACTATGCAGATATACAAGTACTAAAAATCCTTTTACTATCTGATTTAAACGATGCAGATTACTTTGAGATTAGAGAATCAATAACAATTAAAGCATGGCCAAGGGATATAGAAACAGGAGAAAGTTTGAGATAGAAGAGGCAAAGGCTAAAGATGGAACTTACCAGGCTATTAAACTATTTGCTAAGAGCACGAAGGTTATTGTTATTCATCAAACAGAAGCACTAAAGAAAAAGTATTTTTTACTTGAGTACGAAAATAATGGTGAACCTAGTGGCATAAGTGACACAAGAGCAGAATTTTTTGCATTTAACCTTGATTTAAGGGATAGAATAGTTTTTATACGAGCAGAGTTCTTAAGGGTTAAAGCAAGGAGATACTGGCGAATAGGTGAGATAAAAGTAAAGGATGGAATCAAGTATGTTAAGATGCCAACAGAAGAACTAATCAGGTGGTACTAACAATATATTAATAATATATTGTAATTTTGGTACATGGCCTA